AATTCAGATATATTGCTTAAGGAATTGACAACAGACAAAGCAAAAGAATTATTCAACAGGGCAATTAATGCCGGATTAGTTGTTGAATCCGGGAATGGTTATGAGTGGAGAGGTTTAAAAAGTGAGTTGGCATATTTTGCTGAACTTGCAAGCGAGCACTTAAATTTGCAACATGGAGAAAAAAGGAATTCATTTAAACCCTTTGAGACAATTTTTGGATTTAAGGGTTTAAGCGGCGCAGCAAATGATTATAAAAAGCTTGGGAAAGTGCCTTGTAAACACAAAGAAATAGAAAAAATATTCCAATAGAATTTATTATTAACACCCATATCGAACCCTATGTATGACCTACATAGGGTTTTTTGTTTCCTGCTGGTCTGTTTCTTTGCAAAAGAATTAATGCACAAAATCATCAATTGTAATAAAATTTACAAACAATAGATTTTCATTCATAATAATTTTGCAACATAAATAATTAAAATCATGAAAAAAAGAATTTTAGTTCCAACAGGAAAAAAGAAAGAGATCATGTCTCAGCTGGGTGCGACTTACCAAACAGTTCGCAATGCCTTAAATGGTAATAGTAAAAGTCTTTTGTCTAATAAAATCAGACAAAAGGCCCTTGAATTAGGTGGCGAATATGAACGGGAAGTTTAATGATCAAATAATCAGAAACAATGAGCACAACGACTAATGACACCCGACCTCTTTATCAACTAACAGTAGAGGAAGATAACGCCAGAATTTCTAAAATAGTGAATGACATCTTTGCTAAATACAACATAATATCTCAAGTTCCACCCGCTACTACTCCTCGAACTAAAATTAACGGGATTAGAGGCCTTTCCAATTTTTTAGAGGTATCACTGCCAACCGCACAACGCCTGAAGAATAAAAAGCTTTTCCCTTTTTATGAAAGTGGGAATAAAGTCTACTTCTTTTCAGATGAGGTGAATGCTGGATTAAAAGTTGAAGCCAAAGTGAAAGTGAATAAATAATTGTTGATCATGGCCAAAAATCTAAATAATAAGAATTCAATAAACCAGGGCCAACAATCAGTCATAGATGTTTTGCCGCCTTCAGACATATCAGCTGAAAAGTACGTCTTAGGCTGTTTAATCTCTGAATCGGACTCATTTGATCGAGTGTCTGAAATACTTTCAGAGGAATGCTTTTACTATGATGCTAATCGTGACATCTTCTTAGCTATTCTCTGTCTTAAAGAATCCGGTCAGCCAATTGATTTGATAATTGTGTCTGATAAGATTCGAAACATTAAATCAAACATAAATGTAGGTGGATTGTACTATGCTACATGTTTAGCAACTGAAACATCAAGCACGTCACATCTTGAGTATCACTCAAGTGTTTTGCTCGAATTATCTGCAAAAAGAAAACTTCTTAAGAAAATATCAGAGGTACCGATATTGATTGACTCAAGAACCGACATTTCAGATGTGTTGGAAACTTCTTTCTATGGAGGGAAATTATTATCCATTCAGCTTGTATCCATTTTCCGCATGCCTAGTTTACAAATTTGCTTTTAAAGAGTTGAAAATGAAGTATTATATGCACGATTCAAATTCATTTAACGACGAAAAGATAACAGAACTTTTCATGAATTTCGGTTATGAGGGTTTAGGGCTATTTTATACTCTTCTTGAGAAACTTGCATCTCAAGAAAAGCCAATCAAAACAAATGTATTAAAGTCACAATTGAAAGTTGGGAAAAAGCTAGAAAAATGTTGGAAGTTTATGGAAAGTATCAAACTAATTCATACAAACAATGGAGAAACTTTCAACAAACAATTGCTAAACTATAGCGAAAAGTATGTAATAAAAAAAGAAAAAAACGCTAAAAGAATTTCAGAATGGCGTGAAAATCAAAAAGTTGAAGAAAATGTAACGTGTAACAAAAGTGTTCGTAACGCTCCTAAAGATAATATAAGTAAAGATAATATAAGTAAAGAAGGAATAAAGAGATTTATACCGCCCTCTATAAATGAAGTTTCAATTTATATTTCTGAAAATAAATTGAATGTTGATTCTCGAAACTTTATTGATTACTACACTGCAAACGGCTGGAAAGTAGGTAAAAACCCAATGAAAGATTGGAATGCTACAGTAAGAACCTGGCACAATCGCAGCAAAACGGACAAAGTAACTTATCGACATCCTTCAACAGAGCTTTTTGATAAAAATATTGACGAACAAGTTAAAAGATTTTAGATATTATGAATGAATTTGCAGAAATTTTCGAACAAATGAAGGTCCACGGGCTAAAAGTTCCGGCTAACAAAACCATAATAAGAATACCCAACGCAAAAACTGTGCTTGAAAATGCTATGAGATACTTTCTAAGCCTCGAAGGCAAAGAGATGAACTGGCTGCCGCAATATGATTTAATCGCTGAATGGCTCGAGAATAATTATGGTAGAGGGCTTTTGTTGTATGGTAGTTGCGGGCTAGGTAAAACATTCATCACTCGTTATGCAATTACGGCTATAATACTTAAATACTGCAATAAGGTAGTTACTTCATACGATATGATTGATGTCAACAAGGAACCTGACAAGGTGCTTTCAAAGCATATTATTTCGCTTGATGATATAGGGACGGAGGATATATCTATAAAATACGGCGAAAAGAGATTAATTATCCCGGAAGTGCTTGATGCGACTGAGAAGTACGGAAAATTGCTACTAATGACTTCAAATCTGGGAGCTGAGGATTTAATCAAAAAATATGGCAACCGGACATTTGACAGAATTCTCGCAGTGACAAAACGAATCGAGTTTAATGGAAAATCATTCAGGGAATAGCCTATTTTTCAACAACAAACAAATATATACTAAAACAATGGGAGCTCCTAAAGGAAATCAATTTTGGAAATTACGGTCTAAGCATGGACGTGATAAATTATTTACTACACCTAAACTTATGTGGGAGGCTGCTTGCGAATATTTCCAATGGTGCGATGATAATCCATTTTATGAAGTAGAACAGGCAAAAAGCACACATAAGCCATATAAGGATAAAGATACTGGAGAAGTTTTATTCCCAGATCAACTTATAAGATTACCTAAAATGAGACCTTATACTATTCAAGGTATGTGTTTGTATCTAAGGTGCAATACAAAGTACTTTAACGAATTCGAATTAGCAATAAAAGCAAAGATAGACGAACAGTCAAAAGATTTTTCCGACATCGTTACGCGTATACGAGAAACTATCTATAATCAAAAATTTAGTGGCGCAGCTTCAGGGTTTTTAAATGCAAGTATAATAGCGCGTGATTTAGGCCTTGCGGATAAACAAGAGCTCACTGGAAAGGATGGGAAAGATTTAGTAACAACAATGACCTTTGTGATAGATAAGACAGCAAAACAAGACTTTGCAAGTTGTGAGGCCGAAGTAGATATGACGCCGTGGAAATCGTCAAGTGAAATAGAATAACAATTAATCAAGCACTTATAAACAAAATGGTGCATGCAGTCGCGAACTAACACGGCTGAATAATTCCACCTGTCTAAAGAATCAATTTAAAAAATAATTCAAAAAATGAAATGATATGTACAAACTTTACATTGAAATAGAAATCGGAGATACAACAGTTTGGAAGCTTGCAGACCTGGGAGATGATAAACCCGCAATGACAAAACAAGCGAATGATATCGCGGAGTTGAAAGACAGACAGGCGGATTACTCCCAATCATTAAAGCTCCCTCCCACTCACAATAATTGTCAGATGTTCGGCTTTTCTGATCAGCTGGATGTGATAACTGACTTTCCATACAAACGCCATAATTGCAGATTATTTTCAAATGATTCATTGATTGCCGGGATAGGATCCTATCTTATCCTTACGAAAGCAAACAAGTATTTAGAAGTTCAGATTCTTAGTTCTAACGCTTATTTCTTTTCAATGCTTGAATCAAAGCCAATGAGTGATCTTGATCTAACGAGCGGCGAATTAAATCACGGATATTGCCAACGGTCCGGCTATGGGTTCTTTGATGATTACAACTCTTCAAATGACAAAGGTTGGTGTATGGCAGCCGCTATCTACACTAAAGGAGAACAAATCTCACCTAACAATGCCGGAGGAAATCAGTACCCTTTTGTTTTTGTGAAATATGTTATTGATAAGATATTGCATGCAAACA